AGGGATCATGTATGGCTACATCAGTTTTAACACATCAGAAAACCTACCTTGTGGACGGCGGCGGATTCTTTTCTGCCGCTGAAACCCGCGAGCTTTCAACTTGGCTGTTGGGGCTCACTGTCGAGCAAGCCGCACAAGTTAATAACGTATCGCCCGATACCGTTAAAACCCATCGTCGCGCACTGCGAGAGAAAACCGGGCAAGGCTCAGGCATAGGCGTAATTATGTACTGCCTTGTCGCTGGCTTTGTTCGTCCCGCAGAGAACCAACTCCCCACTTACAACCGCCGGCCTGGGCTTACCACAGCCTTGCGCCAGCAACCTGCCTGCAACGAACAGCGTAGGCTTGACCATGGGCGCATTTGAACGTGAGGCCGACCGCCACGCCGATGAAATGGGCAGGCTGGAAGCGCGGGAGAATTACGCAGAGCAGCGCTTCCTTGATGAGCGCGAAAGCCTGGCTGAAACGCTGGCGTCCGGCCAGTCGATTCAGGCGGACGGCAAGGCTCTGGATTACGACGACCTGCTTGACCACCTTTACATTAACCGCGACGACCAGCTACGAGCCGCGTTCAGGCTGTGCATGGTCAGTGAAGCGCTGGGCGGCAGGCACCTGAAACGCATTCTTGAAGAGTCTGCCACGGAACTTGTGGACAAGTACGCCAAAGAATTTCGATCTGACATGGAGAAAGATTATGAGCACTGGATTGGCGAGAGCCGAAACCACTGCCGTTGCAGGCGGTGGCCAGGGTAACGGTGGGCAGATTGCCACCATGAACCCTGCCCGGATGATTGAGCTGGCCATAGAAAAGGGCGCAGTGGATCAGCTGGACAAGCTACTGGCACTGCAAGAGCGCTGGGAAGCCAACGAGGCGCGAAAGGCGTTTGTTCGGGCCATGGCGCAGTTTAAGTCTGCCCGCCCAACGATCTACAAAAACAAGGACGTTGGTTATAACTCCAAAAAGGCAGAAGGCGGGCGCGTTGCCTACAGCCATGCCACGCTGGACAACATTGACGAGGTGCTGGGCGAGCATTTAAGCCGCGCAGGGCTCTCGTATAGCTGGCACACAAAGAATCTCGATCAACACTGGATAGAGGTCACCTGTGTGCTAACGCATGAAATGGGGCACAGTGAACAAACCTCACTTAAAGCGCCGGTCGATGCAACCGGTAACAAAAACCCGATCCAGCAAATTGGCTCCACCATCACCTATTTGGAGCGCTATACCCTGCTCGCTGCCACGGGAACGTCGGTAAGGGGTATGGATGATGATGGGCAGGCCAGCCAGTCACCTCACCCTCAAGTACAGGCCGCAGCACAGCAGCGCAAAGACACGGCACCGGAACCGGCGCAACAGCAAGATCCCAGTCTCGTTACCCAGCCGCAAATAGATGCGCTTGTTAAAGCTATCGAGAGAGCTGGAACTACACCTGAACGCTTCTGTAGATCAGCTGGAATTGCCAATCTGAATGATCTTGCCGCTGATCGCTTCAAGGGGGCCATGCAACACCTCAACAACACTGCTAATCGAGGCCAGGCGCAATGATTGACTTTGAAATTATTGAGTGCGACCAAGGCGAGCCGGAGTGGCATTACGCACGGACTGGCGCGGTAACCGCCAGCATGTTTTCGGAAGTGCGCAAGGTAACGGATGGACTCACAGAACAGCAGCAGGCTTATGTTGACGGTATCCGCGAAAGCGGACTTTCACCGGCCAGTGCAGCATCAAACGCTGGCTATAAAACCGCACCACGTTCAAAACGGGTTGAGGCTGCCTTGGCCGGCGAGCGCGTCGGCGACTACACCAGCGCTGCCAAGGACTACGCCTTTCGCTTGGCCGTGGAGCGCATTACCGGCAAGCCGCTGGATGGTGGATTCTCAACATGGGCCATGCAGAGAGGCAACGAACTGGAGCCAGAGGCCCGCTTGCTGCACGAACAGCGCATTGGCGTGATGATCGAACACGCCGGTTTTGTGATATCCCGCTGTGGGCGCTTCGGTGCCAGCGCTGACGGGCTTATCGCACCGGAGGGCGGATCTGAATACAAATGTTTGGTGGATCCGGCACGTATGCGCCAGGTCATTGTGGAGCAGGATCTTTCCGAGTTCATGGATCAGATGCAGGGCGGTATGTGGATCACGGGCCGCAAGTGGTGGCACTACGGGCTGTATTGCCCGGATCTGAAAGAAGCCGGCAAGGATCTGATTCTGCACCACGTTGCCCGGGACGATGAATACATTGCCGCCCTGGAAGCCGATGTGCTGGCCTTTGATCGCTACGTCGAACACTGCAAGACCAAGATTCTGGAGGCCGAAATAAGCGTCAACATGGGGC